GTGGTTAGCGATTGCTAATGGAGTCTGGCACATCAACCCAGCGGTGATAGCCTCACCTGCCAATGAGTACCTGAATACTCTTCCGTCAGGCATAAGACCCTTTGTTCCAAGGGTAACTCCACGGCTCTCCGTGGTAGAGGTGACCGTCTCGTCACCATAGTCGAGTCCAACGTAATTCAAAAATGCCATTGTATTATTCTCCCAACCTTTTTATTTACTCTGTGTCGGTTACGAGACACAGGCTAGTTATGCGGGATCAGATGCGTCGGCATAGAGTGTGACAATCCAAGATGCCAGGTACTCACCGACGGCGTACTCGCCGACCACGTTGAGTTCCGTGGCTCGCATGGACTCGTCCCGCTCAGGGCTGACGTCCCACTCCTTGGAAGTAACGAGAACCAAGCCGCCACCATTACCGGCAGCGAAGACTGCACCCTTGGCGTCGTCTGAGCCGTCGATCGTGATGTTGCCGGACTCATAGATGTCCATTCCGAAGACACGTCCCACGGTGTAATTCCGTAGTACGTCCTCGGCTGTACCCATTCCAGTTGCACCCAATGGTGTTGTACCGCCCGGGAGTGTTGGTGTGAATACATCAACCAGGTCAAGAAGCACGAATGGGTGATGAACCGCTACATAGGGCTTGGGTGCAGGCCCACCATTGGCGAGTGATACACCACTGAGATCAGCCCAGGCTGCGGCGAAGATACCCAGGGTCGCGGCTGCGCCGGCAGAACCCATAGTATTCGTGCCATCGTCGAACTGACCAGCTAGGTCCTGCTCACGCTTGGAAACCATCGCGTCGCCAAGGATTCGCCCGGCTGCCCGGATAACATCCTCTTGGTTGTCTCGGACGAGCTTGTCAGTGATAACGATCTGTGCGCCCACCTCTGCGGGGGTGAACTGTACGTTCGTGTCTGCCATCGCCTGGGGGTTCACCATGTCGATGCCCTCAGAGAGCGGATTAGCAGTAACATTCCCAAAGTAAGGGATGTTTACAGTGGTTCCGTTATGAATCTCCTTGTTAATTCTCCAAGAAAGATTGGAGATAACTTCCTTGAACTGTTCGGTGAATCGAGCTTCCTCGATAATTGTTGGAATCGTATCTCCGAGAAATGATGTAGCTGTTGTATTAATAGCCATTTATTTCCTCCAGTACCTACAATCCCCTCGCCTTCCGGGCTGCTAAGTAAGCCGCTCGATTTGCTTGAGGGTCTTTACTGTAGGCATCTCGTATTTCTGTATATGATTTTCCGACCCCAGCGCCAGATCCCCCCGTAGTCATAGTCTGCGGTGGCTCTGGATGAACGCTAGGTGCCTCTGTACCTCTGTTTCCCAACTGCCACCTAAGCACCTGGACTTCCATCTGTGCCGAGGTGGTTGCTCCTTCAAGCGCACTATCAGGAACACTGGGATGTTCTTTCAGCAGACGCCATTTGGTATTTTCCAGTTCAAGGGCTGCCATCTTAGTAGTGCCTTGTTGGCGCTCATCCTCACGGACAGCTTCCATCTCCCATCGTTTGAACTCTTCCGAGTCCTCGCCGAGTTCAATGGCCTTCTTTGCGGCATCCCTCTCCCGGGTCAATTCTCCTTCACGTCTGCTGGCGTTTGACTTAAACTCAGCGAATTGCTGCTGCAACTGTGTGAGCTGCTCATCTCTCTTCGCCGAGTCTGCTGTTGTTATCCCTTCTTGCACTGGCTCTTGCGGTGCTGTTGCTCCCCCGCCTACCTCGGTGCTCGGGACTGTCTCTGGACTAACCATTCTTTCCTCCGATTCGCCCGGCCGCTCTCTCCCATTAGGGATGCTGCCAGGTTCTTTGGTGCTCAACTTATTAAGTTGTATGGTAATCAGACCATAGTGGTTGTTAATCTGTCAACTTTTACTGTGGCCTTTCTAATAACCCCTAGTATTAATATCATGAGCCTCGTCTGTTAATAGGGTGCTTACATATCCCCAATAGTAAAGAGTTGCATCCATAAATGGGTCTTCCATACGCAATGCTCTCTTTTCACGGGATAAATCCCGCTCCATTTTAGTATACATTGGATCCTTCTTTAATCTCTTTTCCTCATCGTGATTACGAGAGTTTACTGCACGATCAAGAAGCATGCCATGCTCTTGGACCTCTGGGTGCTCCCATAAGTACTCAATGTGTAGCTTCCAGTACCCTCTTAATATCTCTCTATCGTACATCCACCGTTTCCATAGTGGCGGCATGTCCCTTCCGTTTTTAAAATCAGCCTCGACGCGATCAATAATATTGTCCCCACCTATAGTACCCGGCCACCTTGCTCGTAATTTAGCTTCGGCTACGTCTCTGCGATCAAAATCAAATATGCCCCACTCATTGGTGAAATCCCCACCTATGATGGTATTAATATAATCGTCACGAGCTAAATCAGCCTCCGGTATAAAATCATCCTTGCCATCTGCTGCCCATTTCTTAAACTGAAGGTGGGCATCTTCATGCATTCCATCCTTTTTGTGAATCCTCTCCATTGATGCACCATATTTTATATTCAATGGCCGAATATCTTGCAGAAAGTCTCTTGGAGATGATGCAAGTGCATCTACTGAACTCTGTAACAGCCTTGCGCTTTCTTCCCACTGGGTCTTAGTATCTTCGCGGTCTTCCTGAAAGGCAGTTACCGCACGGAGCCGCGGTTTCTTAGCATTGCGTTCTCTAACTATCCCATCATACTTAGCCCAATGCTCTTGAAGAACCTTTGTGACCCTCGCATCAGCGTTTTCGGGGGTTTCCTTATCTCGCGTGATTCTATGCTTCTGTGTGGTGTCTAGCATCTCCCAGGTAGGCTCTGATAGCCCCTCTTTGTCCATGTAGGCTCTTTGGCCTACCGATAACCACGTTTCATCTGTAGGGATCAGCGCTGCCAGCTCATCCCTTACTTCATCTAGTGCATCTTTTGGAGTAAGAGGCCATGATCTAGCGCCAACAACATCAGCGGCAAATCCAAGCCCACTAGGCTTAGGACTATCATTAATCTGTGACTCTAACCAGAATGGTAAGAATTTTGACCCAATGCCTTGTGTGGCTATTGCTTGCCAGCCTTCTACGGGTTCTCCTAGATATGTCTCTCCTGTAGCGATATCCCAGACGCTTCCGGTAATCGGTGCGGCCTGACCGCGGAAGAAATTCTTTGCATAGAGCATGGCGTCATCCGGGTCAGTAGCCATCTTCACTAATGTTCTAGCCATACTATACGGCTTCCCACCAAGACCGATAATCTGACCACCAATCTCAACAGTCATAAATCGAGCACCATCGCCACCGGCACTCGATGGCCGAGGATCAAGCCGTATTGGTTGGTCAAGCGCCGTAGCGACTCCAGCGTAGGCTGCTGCGGTTCCGGCAAAAAATCTGGATATATTTAATCGGGCCTGATGACCAGAATATCCACCTTGGAACGCATCGGCCAACAACGCGGTGGTTGCTCGGAACCAGTTTGGGGCAAGTGAGAATGCAACACCCTCGACTTCTCTTTGAGTTGCAGATACGCCCAATGCCCGTGACGATGTAATACCGGTTATTTTATTTAAGTTCAAGGCTACGTCATCGCCAGTAACTGCCCCTCTGCGCACTGCTGGAAGCCAAGCCTCTGCCATCTCAGTACGCGCTACATCAAAAAATGTTTCAAAGGACCCAGCGAATCTTTGCGCTATACCAAGGACTGGTTTGAGTTTAACGCTCCTAAGACCGGTATCTATTATTCCTCCAGGAAGAAATGCTTCCGTCATCTCTGTACTACCGACATGAACAGGAATTATCTCATGCACATGAGCCTTCGATTCCATATATCTAAAGCGTGTCGTAGGATCAGCAAATGCATACAGGCTTCTGCCAAAAGCCTTACCCCATGCCATTGGTGAACTAGTTAGTACCATTGCGCCCTGCAACAACCCTGCCCCAAAGTCGAACGTTAGGGCGCCAGCTCGCATAAGTGACGATATGGTAGCGGCCTTCCCCAAGGCTATTCCTGCTGCACCCTCAGATACATTCATAAAGGGAGCGACTGCCTCTACACCGACCTTACTAAATAATTTCCCACTGAATGCCGGTTCTTGTATTGGGGCGAGTCCTTTTGGATTTGCAACATACCTTTTTATAGATGCCTTGAGACTCTTTATTTCGTTTAATGTTATATTTTGCAGTTCGGCTAAGTTATCTACCGTTTGTTTTATTGCATTTAGAGCAATATTGCGATCCGCTTGCTTCGGAATAGATTTAGCGGCAGTAAGAGCCATTCCTAACATTCCGGTCGGATCAATTTTATCCATTGCCTCTATTGATCCCGTAGTGATAGCTTTTGGCCTGCGTCCAATAAATCCAGATAGGTCATTACTACGGCGCTTAATGTTATCTAGTGTTGCCTGCTGCCTGACTATGGCAGTCATTACTTGCGCCCCGGTTTTATATCCCTTATCTTTCATTGGTCCCCAAGCAGATGCAGCCGATGGTTTAAATAAGGCTACCCTTTGCGTAATCGTTGTCCCTAACGGACTAAGCGCCTCTCCCAGTCGATGATCTGCCGCTGCCTTACCAAGGCCATTTAAATACGAGTTCAGCATGTCTGCGACGGGGT